ATGGGAAAATGCCACCCCTACGAGCGGATCGACTACGCTTGCTTCCCTTACAGATGTTCTCCTATCGTCACCCACAAACGGGCAGGTGCTTACATACAACACCGTGGCGATGAAATGGGAAAATGCCACCCCTACGAGCGGATCGACTACGCTTGCTTCCCTTACAGATGTTCTCCTATCGTCACCCACAAACGGGCAGGTGCTTACATACAATACCGGGGTGGGTAAGTGGGAGAATGCCACCCCAGCCAGCGGGGGAGGCACCGTCACCGCGGTCACGGGCACTTCGCCGGTGATTTCCAGCGGTAGCAGCACAACGCCCGCTATCAGTCTTGCCGGGCTGACAGGTCTGGGGACGGCTAGCTACTTAGTCGCTATGAATGCGGGCGGAACGGGCTGGACGTATGTGAATCCTACCAGTGTCGGGAATGTGGGCACGGTGACATCCGTGACCGGCACGGCCCCGATAAATGTAGCTACCGGCACAAGCACCCCGGTCGTCAGCATCGGCGGGCTGACAGGTCTAGGGACGGCCAATTATGTCGTAGCCATGAATGCCGGGGGGACAGGATGGACGTATGTTAATCCATCCTCTTTTGGAGGGGGTGGAAGCATCGCCAGCTACGGCCAGATGTATGTGAATAACGGTTCCACGACGATGACAATATCGGTAACGGGAACCTACGTCCGCGTGTCGGGGGGCATGACCGCGGGCACCTTGTCGGGTGTCACCTTTCAGAATGCACGAGAACTCGTGGTTCCCAACACCGGCAAGTATTTCATCCAATGGAATATGTCCCTATCCTGTGCGACCGCGGGTGCGCAACCCGCGGGCACCATCATGCTGAACGGCACGGCTAATACAACTTGCACCGCTCAGTCCTCTACGGCTTTTTCGAACACCGGATCACAGGTGTCTGGTTCGATTATTTTGTCGTTATCGGCTTCCGACGTGATCGCCCTGGCCGTGACCAACGATGGCGGTACCCAAAGCATAAAGGTACTAAATGCTAGCCTTTCGATCTTGCAGATTGGCTAGAATCAGGTTACAATAGATTGACTGGAGAATGGCTATGTCATCACTGCCAACTATGAGTCCTCAGAATAATCAGTATCTATCGCAACAGATGAATTCTCAGGCTCCCAGCGCCCCGAACTTGAGCGGGCTGTTCCCCGGCAATTCGGGGCTACAGGGCGTCCTCCAACAGCTACAGAATTCCCAGAATCAGGCGAATCAGGCGAATCAGACCCGCTACCAGGACATCCTCGGGATGTACTCGAATCTCGGCCAATCTGGTGCGCAGCAAATTCAGCAACAGACCCAGCAGATGCAGGGTCAGAATACTCAGAGCATGACTTCTCGCGGGTTGGGAAATACGACCGTGAGTGGGGCGATGAATAATCAGATCGCTTCACTCGGCCAGCAAAACCTGCTCAACCTCCAGGATACCCTTACAGGCCAAGAGGCTGGGGCCATGATGCAGATGAACCAGAATGGCCCCAATCTCGGTCAATACGCCGGGCTTCTCCAGCAGGCCGGGATGGGTCAGCCTGGATCAAACGCTGCACAAATGCAGCAGAGCCAGATGCAATCCGCTTTCAATAATGCCGGTATGGGCGGGGGCGGCTGGGTTAGTTCCGATTCCAACTTCGACCAGAGCTAGAGGATACCTATGTCACTCGAAGTCAATTATGGCCCGGTGGGTCTGTTTGGTGCGATTGCAGCCCAGGCGGGTCAGAATGAAGGCAAGTGGCGTCAGGCTGGGCTTGATATGCAAGCCGCCCGGATGTCGATGGAGAACCAACAGCAAGCCAACCAAATTGCCGCCCAGGATCGCGCCCATCAACTTCAAGCGTCGATGGAGGGCCAACGTATCGCCCTAGCGAAGCAACAAGCTGCCGATCAGAAGATGACTCCCGCAGCCGCGCATGTATCTAGCTATCTGGATCAGCAGAATCAAATAAGACAGCAGGACAAAGCCGCCAGTAAGTCCCAGCTTGATGATCTCTTATCCAAGGGAATCATAACACCCGAGGGCTATGGTCGCGCGATGACCGGCGTTCTTACGGGGTCCAAGAGCCTAATTGACAAAGCGGTTTTAGGGCCGGAGCAAGAAGCCGCTAACCAACAAGCGCAACAGACCGCCAGCAAGGCCCAACTTGACGATCTTCTTTCTCACGGGATCATATCGCCGGAAGATCACGCCAAAGCCATGACGGGTCTTATCACCGGATCGAAGGGCCTAGTTGAGCGATCAGTAATGGGGAAAGAACAAGCTAACCCCTTGCAGCAAGCTGCCTTCACGGGGCAGCTTCGCACGATCCGCGAAAGCCGTCAGCAGGCATACCAGCAACTTCATGAATTCGCGACAAACCCGATAACTGGCGCGAAGACGCCCGTGGTTGATCCGGCTTCTCAGCATGGTAAAGACCTCCAGGCACAAATCGACAAGAGCTACGCCGACGAGCAGGGCCTCTACAAGCAGGCCGCGCCGAAGACGCCCAACCCATTAAGTAGTACAGGCGGTGCGGGTGGAATGACCCCGCAGCAAATCAACAGCGCGATGGCAAAGGTGAACCTTGCGGCTTTCCAACTGCCCCCGAAGAATGTCCCCATGACCCCAGGGGTGGGATCAGCAGCCGCGCCGCAGCCCCCCAAACCCGTCACCTACCCCGACGCGACTTGGAACGACCAGCATAATGCGTGGACGGTTGTACGGAATGGCCGTTTGATGAAGGCCGAAGACCCACAAGGGGGCACCCCCGATGCCACTCAGTGATCTCGGCCCCGCTCAATCTGATCCTTCGGGTCTGACCGATCTTGGCCCAACGGCACCCAATCCGGCGGGCCTTACTGATCTGGGTCCGGTCGTGCCTCCACCCGCGATGTCTCGGGAACTTGGTCCTGTCACCCCGGACAACTACGGCCGGGTCGCCGCTGCAAGGATCGCCCAAGCGCGCCAAGAACGCGCCAATCGTGCCCCTGGTCAAGACCTTAATCAGAACGAGCAAGCTGCAATCATGGACACCTATCGTCGGTTGGCGATGGGGAACCTTCTAGGCCAACGCGAGACAGAACTTGGCCGACAGATGAACCCTGGTGAACAAGCAGCGTTCGCCCAGGCTCACCCGGAACTCCAGCCGATGTCGATGGTGGATACCTTCGCCAAGACCCAACACGAAATCGCCATGCACCAGAGCGATACGCTCAACCTTGCAAGAGCAACCTCGGCCAAATTTGAAACCAGTCTTGCGAACGTAATCGCCGTGGGTATGGACCAGATTTCAGACGGTTGGGGTACGCAAGCTCGTCAGAACATTGCCGACAAGAACCCTTACGATCCAACACGACAGACTGCCGCGGTCGGCGGCATGGCGCTGCCCTTACTCCAGAGTCTTACCTTCAAAAGTCCGCAGGCGGTAGCCGCCTTGATGGGTGTGCAAAGTGGTGCGGATTCTTTGGCCCATTCGGAGGACACCGGAGAAACCGGCGTTGACAAGTGGGGGAAGGCCGCTGGCCGTGCCGCATTGACTTACGGCACGGTCTACGCGGGGTCCAAACTTGGTAGCTGGGCAACTTCTGCCTTAGCTTCCCGAATCCCTGAATTGAGACAATTATTCGCATCCGGCAATATGGCTTCTGCCGGAGCGATTATACGGAGGGAAGCGATCAGTGCCGGAATCAATCTTCCGCCTCAAGTTGGCGCAATGATGGCCGGGACTATCGGGGATAACTTGATATCTGGCCGCGATTGGAAAACGGGTCTTGAAGACACCGCCCTCCAAGCGACAGCCTTTACCCTTGGGACACACGTTGCTAAAGCAAGTGCGGATGTAGCCGGTGTGCGAACGGTACGCAATAATGTCCTCGGCGGTAGTCTGTCGCGCGATGGCGCAACACAGATAGATGAATCTATCCCTCGCACTTTCACGACTCCCCAGAATGTGACGGTAGATGTCCACCAAGCTATCAATATCCACGAGCAAGCCGAAAAGGAAAGCCTGGATAGTGGCAAGACGCTTGAAGAATCCCACATGGATGCCCTCCGTGCGGAGCATGGCTACCTCAAGAATCTGGGGGTTGATCCCGCCGACTACGAACAATTCCTGGCCCCGTACATTACTAAGCTGGGGCGCGGCATCACAATGGGGGACGAAGCCCCATTCGACCAGAGACAGAAGGCGGAAGTCACCCGTGAGACGCCGGAAGCCGTCCCCGGCGAACCGACTAAGCCGCCGTCTGATGCTCCTCCCGGCACGGAGGACGTGGTTCAAGCCGCGATAGACGGGCAGCCGGGCCGCATCCAGCAGGGCTTGAATACTTTGGCCGATACCTGGAACGGTTTCAATATGAAACCCTATCCGGCAACCCACCGCGTGAGCCGGGAACTTGGCGAAGCCGCAGTGCGGCTGGCCAGCGCAGATACCGCCGTTCACTGGGAAGCCGCGGACATGGTGAATAAGATCGTGCCGCCTCCCGAAGATCGCGGGTTGTTTTCTCCGGCGACTGATCCCGAAGCATCCATACGAATCCGCCATGCGTTAGAAGAAGACAACCGCCGCCAGATCGCCGCGGAAAAGGCCGCGAATGGCGATATGGCGGGATCGGCTACGGTGATCGGGCGCCCCAAGAGTCCGTTCCAGACGGAAGCGGAATACCAGGCGTATCGCCAATCGCCGGAATTCAAGCAGGCCGAAGCCCGGATGCGGGAAGTTTATTCCCCGCGTATCGATGAACTTTACCGTCAGGCGCAGGGCTTGAGTGACGGAACCGATCTTCCGACACGCGGTATCCAATCGAATATCCGGGTGAATCTCCAGGCCCGTTTCGGCAAGGATATTAACAAGCCGGGCGTCGTCCAAACCCGTGAACTTACCCCGGATGAAATCTCCAAGTTCTCCTCCTACGGCAACGCGGTCGGTGGCGGTGGAACGCGACCCGGTTTCAAGAAAAGCCCCCTCGCCCGTCAAGCAACGGGTTTCGCTACCTTTGCTGGCGGCGATATGCACGACCTGATTGAGAACAGCCTCGGCAAAACGGCCCGGATTTCAGCGGGCAATACCTATCTCGATCAGGGTATCAAAGACGGGGTGATGGTGGATGTCACCGACGGTCGGCCTCCGACCACTATTGGCGGACAACCTGTCAAGTATTATCCCGGCATTACGAGGGTGATTAGCCGCGTGACGCCAGAAGGCACAAAAACTTTTACCCGTACCACGGGCGTAGCGGTACGGGACGACCTTGACTCAGACTTCCGACGTGCATGGGGTCTGGACAAGCCCCACATGCCCGCGTTGGTTAAGCAGGCCGGGGACACAGCGACAGCCCTGAACCTCGCGGGCATCACAGATGGCGTGGCCCACGTTGGAAACCAGGCAACTACCGCCAGCGGGTTGCCGGTGTTTCCCGGTCGGGAATTGCCGTGGGTTGCCAAGGCAATCTACAATAGCGTGTTCAATCGCCCGGAATTTCATGCTGCCCTCACCGAAATGGCGCAGCGGGGATCACTGCATCAACAGATGGAAATCGGGTCAAAGGGGGACATCGCCAAACCTTGGACCTGGATGGGTGCGACGATCCGATACACCGACCAGATCGCCCGGTTGGTCCACAGGGAATGTGCCCAACATCTTATAGACAAAGGACTGGTGCCTGACACCGACTCAGCACGGCGGGACTTTGAGAATAAACTAGGCCAGTACAACAAGAAGATGCAACCTTGGATCATTGCCACGGCTCGTGAAAGTGGTATGGCCCCGTTCGCCACGGCAACGCATCGCTTTAACCTGAGTACGCTTAAAAGCTCGGCATTAGGCGGGTTCAACCCCGAAATTCAAGCCACCAGTGTTGGTGCGGCGCTAAAGATGCGGGCGATGGTCGCCCTTCGGCAGACTGTCTTAATGGGGCTAACTGTCGCCGCCCCCAATCTTTTGCGGTGGGGTCGGGCTGACGGGGCCGATGACGTGCCTTTGGGTGCCGTCCGTTTGGATGACGGACCAAATGGCGAACACCGCTACTTCAATGTCAGCAACCTAACCGGCCTTGGCCGTGCCATGCGGATTACCGGAATGCGGGCGATCTTTGAAGGTAAACGCATGGGACAGACTGGCCCAGAAATCGCCAAGCAAGCGACCCAGGATATCGCAGGAGCCGCAATATCCCCCTTCGCTGGGCCGTGGCCAAATGCGCTTTCGATCCTGGCGTCGGGCAAGACCCTATCTGGCTACACCGCCGCCCATCCTGTCGGATCGGATCAATACCAAATTGCCGAAGACCTCAAAGCTATGGTTATTCACGCGAATCCGACTGTTTCCCAAATCTATCAAGCGGCGACCACAGGGAAGTCGGTGCTTGGCTCCCTCGGTGGGAAGTTTGCGCCGCAAGAAAAAGCCGTGCCCCAGACATCGGCGATGAAGTTGGCTTCCTTCTTGGCGGCAAAGCAAGTGCCCGAAGTTGCCCAGACGGAAGCGGCCAAAGCCCAGACCAAAGCAGAACACGGCTACCGCGAAGCCTGGGCCAAGGGCGATCAAGCTCCTATGTTACAGGCGGTAGAACGGCATGAAATAAATGACGAACGTGCCCTAACCCTAGCGCGAGAAGCCAGGATGTCGCCACTGGCCCGGACGGTTCACGGGTTGAATTTTGATAGCGCCTTCCGCGTCTACGATAAAGCGATGACCGATAAAGAAGTGACCCCCCAACAACGTGCCGAATTGCAAGACATGATGAGACAACGTTTAATCAACGAAATTAATGCCAAGTCACCCAAGGCGCAAAGTCTGGAAGATGAATTTAAGAAACGAGGTATTCCCCTAGAATGACTCCCGCCGAACACCAAGAAATAATGGACATCGCAGAAGTGCAAGTCAACAGGTACTTCGATCACTACCTATCGGAAGTCTTTCCGGCGCAGTTGGATCGTATGTTCGCTTCCCACAATGAAAGCACCGAAGCTCATCCCAAGGCGTTCAAGGCGGTAGCCGAAGTGACGAAGAAAGTGAACCGCTTGTTCTGGATGGGTGCCGGAATTGCTTTTCTTGTTACTGCGGCGGGGGCGGTTGGATCGGTAGTGTACTACTGGTATCAGGCGATTCCTCGTCCATAGGAAGCGTGATCCCAAAGGTCGCCTGCTGGCGCGTGAAGCCATAGCACGAGACGGCTTCCGCCGCCCGGCCAAGGCGGGCAAGTTCGATGTACCCTGACACGATCCTCCAGGCATCGGCGACGACGTGCCCCGGAATGTACTTAGTCTCGCCCCGCATCGTCCACCGGATCGGCGCGCCGTCTTGTGCGGCCTGGCCGAGAAGTTCCCACGGTATGTTGAAGCGCTTGTCGGGGCCAACGGACAAGAAGGGTTCATCATGTTCGATCTGGACACAGGCGGTGGGGTTCATAGCAGCACACTTCTCCGGGCTTCCCGGCGTTCAATGGCGAGGTCGCGCAAGACATCATACGATGCCGGATGATCGCCCGCGTAGACGGAATAGCGTTCCCGACTGATCCGGGTACCGACCCAGGTGTGCCAGGGGATTTCGTCGATGATCCCCACACAATAGTCATGGAGATTGTCATACGGCACCACGGCGACAAGGTACTCGGTGCCATGCTTGGCCGTGATCTTGATAATCCAGCAGGGGTCGCCTTGGAAGCAGACTTCCGAGAAGCCGCCCAGCACTTCGACCCGGCCCGTAAGACAAGCCCGCCTTACAGCAGGCAGGTCTGTCTTACGAGCTACCAGGTCGATCAGACCTGTTCGATCTAGAAGGTTCACTTAAGGGTGCTCACTACATCAGCGACAGGTGCGGGGGTAGCAACAGGCGGATGGGCTACAACCGCCGAATCCTGGACAGTCACTTGGGCAGGGGTCGCTGCCGGGGAGGATGCGGGTGACGTAGGGGAAACGGGGGTAGACGGCGTGATCGACGCCGGTGCTGGGGTCGATGCCGACGCCGTAGGGCTTGTCGTCTTTATATGGACTGTCTTGAGCCATGCGATTAGCTTCCCAATTTCGCCAGTGATGTAGGTCCATGCTCCGTGAAGCGCCCCGGCGATGGAGGCGAACAGGGGAGCCAGAGCGGGCACGAGGATCGGCAGGATGAAGAATGCTGCGACCGCGATCCCGATGACCACGATCCACCAGACCCAACCCTTGAGCGTGTCAGAAAACCAGACGCACAGACGTTGCCACCAGGATTCACCGGCTTGTTCCGTCTTGCTACCGCCACCCGCAGCCGCATGGATGCCAGTCTCGTCCACCGTGACAGCGGGGAGCGGGTTGTGGGTACGGGCAATCTTCTGGGTGGCGACCTTTTCAACCACGGTGCCGGGAGCTTCGCCTGCCCACGTCACCATACGACTCGCGCCGAGCTTGTCACCCTTCTGGGATTCCGGGGTGATCGTGTAGGAAAAGCTTTTGCCCGGCGTCGGCTGAATCACGGTAACAGCCACGACCGGAGAAGGTTTAGGGGCCGATACCCCGCTCACGGAGGGTGCCGGTGCCGGTGCCGCGACTAGAGGGAGAGTCGCGGTAGGAACCGGAGCAAGGGGTATCGGCTGTACAGTTACGGTGCCGTCCTCGTGCGTGGACACGACGGCCCCTGGAGTCGCAGGGATATCGGCGGTCGCCCTGAGACCTTGGCCCACGTAGTCGCCTTCCTGGAAGGCGGCGGATTGGCATCCCGTAAGGAACAGGGCCATAAGGATCAGGCCGATCAAGATTGCAAACCAACGGGAGTTCACATTACAGCCGAAATCATTTCCGAGTTCCATAGAGATTCTCCAGTGGCATCAGTGTACCACAACACGAACAATCTGTCAAGTCTAAACACGTCCAGCATCCGTTAGGCTGCACGCGATAGTGGTATCCATTTATGAACATACGTTCACACTCTCCCCCACATCTCGCGAGTGGCGGGCTTGACCTTCACCCAAGCGGCACCGAGAGTTACAGGCTCATATCCCTTCTGTTCACCATAACTCGTGACACCTTGAGCGTAGGTCTTGAGGTATGAACCGGAGATCACGCCCAGGCGGGTTCGGTTCCTGATCTTGGTACAGTCTTCGTTGGCGCAGAGGGGCGTCAGCCGGGCACCCATCTGGTCATGTACATGGCCCATGAAGAATACGTCAGCCTCAAAATTCCGCATGAAGCTGACGAGGCGGTTGATCTTACCGCCCTTGGTCTGGGCACCTCCCGCTCCATGATGACACCAGACACGGAAGGAATTCTGCTCGTTGTACCGGACAGGCCCACGACGAGGGGGGAATGTTGCCCGGAGTTCGGGCGTCTTGATGCCCGTAGTTCGGCAGAACACTACGTCCATAAAGCAAGAATAGCCCAGGTCGGCGACACCGAGTTCGGTGCAGAGCCAGCCGTGGAGGTCTTCCTGCTGCTGTCGCCGCATGTACTGTTTCTCGTGGTTGCCAACGATCAGACCCAGGCACTTGTGGGTGATGGGCCGAAACAAGTCCCTGATCTGCGTGTACGTCACCTTGCCCAGCCGGGCCAAGTCCTGCACCGTTACGTGCTCGGCTACAGCATCCGGGTCGAACCGTTTGGCGTCACCGAATCCGATGAACTCGCCATAGTCACCGCCGCCGATCCAGAAGGTGAAGGGGTCCGCGAGTATCTCCGCGATCTGCTTGCGGACTTCCTTCTCGGCACAGGCTTTTGCCAACCAATGTATATCCGAAAAGTAGACCAGTTTGAATTCGTCGTTCCTCGACGAATGCCAGATGTATCGTTTTCCCGCGGCTTGCATTATGCACCTCTCAATTCAAATTGTGCCCGGAGCGTTGCCAATTCTGCCAATTCACAATCCGTGAAGGGTATGTCTCCGGGCATCTTTCGACGGTGTTCAAGAACTGTTCGACGCCGATCTTCGATATTGTACAATTCCCGCTTGAGCATCTTCTCAATGAGGGCCTGTTCGAGCATTACCTTTCCTCCTGTGCTACTTGGGCCAGAGCCACGACGCGAAGGATCGCCTGATCGAAATTCGGTTCGATGGTCGTAAAGTTCCGGCAGAATAGATGCTCGTTAAAGACACGCGGACTGGCGCAGAGGATCACGGGCTTCTTGAAACCGATTGCCGCGGCACCCATTTCCATGAGAGAGCCGATGGACTGACGGAATGGTTCGTAGGGGAAATGGGCGAGAACGCAATCGGATACTTTGATGTCCATTTCGTCCCTGCTGGCGATCTCCGGGGCGGCAAGCTGGCCCTTGTAGCTCAGACCTTGATTACTGACATCACTTCGAGTCTTGCCACGGAGGGGATTCAAAGTTCGTATACCATACCGGGCGAAGTTGGCGGTCGCTATCTCCCGCCATTCGTAGTCGATCTCCTGACCAGTGATCGGCCCGCAGAGATAGACGGTGAAGGGCTTGCCGGTCAGGGGCATCGGTCCCTGTGTACCTTCGGGCACCCGGATCAAATGAATTAAGCCGCCAGGCCCGTATTGCACGGGGCCAGGAACCATCTTGATCGGTGCCCCGGCCGGGATATCTTCGGCGGCGAAAGCGCCAGTGCCATTGAAGGCGTCAAGGTCGGCCTTGATCTTGGCTTCTACCGACGCAGAACGGGCGACGTACTTGGGCATGTCGTCCAGCGAGGCAGGCAGGCGACCAGCCTTGATCTCCTCCTCGTAGTGGAGGATGAATCCGGCGTTAGTGCGGATCGCGGCCATGTGATCCTCGTCGGCTTTGCCCAACTTATAGGCTTCAAGATGCCGGGCAAGGGATGCCACACATTCAGATATGGGCATACCTGCTTCCCAGTTCCGGGGCCGGTACTTCTTGGCACCAAGGGCTAACCACGCGCCTTCACGGGTGTTAGCATGAGGGGAAATCAAGTCGGGTCGGGGCTTGAAGTCGCCCCGGTCTCTGACGGTCCCTGTTTCAAACTGTCGTCGTTCGCCACTGTCTTGCATGGTTGGTTCTTCCATTGTATCCTACTCCAGTTAGATTCCCACTTCTTTCTATCAACCGGCCGGGGACGATCCCCTTTGCCGTATGATGACGGTCCGTGCATTATCGTCTCCCCACCAGGTAGCGGTCCACCGCGTCCTGGGTCAGCTTCACACCTTGGAAACATCGGGCTTGTTTGCCCTGAAATATCAAGCGATCTGCAATGATGCCAGGATGGGCCATGCAGAACCGCTGGCTGAACTTCGTGATTGTACCCGCGAATATGCCCTGATCCTTGCACCAGCGAGCGTAAGCATCGTAGATTGTGGACACCGGCACCTGGGCTTCGGACCCAAACTCACAATATTCATCGGCGAACTCACTCACCGGCGAAGACTGTTTACGGAATTCTTCGATCACTGACTGTGAAGAAGCCGGTGCAGTGAAGCCTCCCCGCCGTAGTCTAAGCAATCCCTGGAGTGCCCAGACTGCGATGCCTGGCGCTTCCTTGACGATCCTATCTTTGAGCCGCGTATCTTCTCGGCCGTAGAAGGATTCGCCGAAATGCAGGAGAAGCAGGCGTCGATCAAGACTGCGTTCGTGGTCCGGTAGATCGGGCATCGAGTTGACGGAGATTGTAAACCGACACGACAGTTTGTGGTCCGAGAGGAACTCTTTGTTTTTGCGATTGATACCGACTCCGTCCCGGCCTGAGATTTCTTTGAGGACTTGGAGGGCTTTCGAGGGGTCGCCCCGCTTGGTAATGTGAGCGTCAGGCAGGATAGCTGCGAGTTTTCCGAGGAGAGGCTGTAAGCCGAAATCCCCGACGAGCGTATCAAAACTTGTAGAAGCAACTTGAGGACTCCCGAGCATGGCCCGTAGAGCTTCAAGGACGGTTCCCTTTCCAGCCCCTGGCCGACCGATAAAGAACATGAGTTTTTCTTGGCTTGTGTCTGCAACCAAGTTGTATCCAAACCACTCTTGGAGAAGGGCAATTTTTTCTGGGTCATTTGGGAATACCTCTTGTAATAACTTCGTCCAGGTCGGGCACGTCGCCGCCGCGTGATATTCATAGGGCATCGCTGTCATTGAAAAGAACTTCGGTGTCACCGGCTCTGGCGTCAAGTCCGGCAGCGTCAACCAACCATTCTTGAACACCACCATATCTTGAGGCTGGGCGTGTTCATCGTCGTCCAACCAGCACGGAGCATCCTTATAGATCGGGCAGGTCATGGATAGGGCGTCGATGATGTCGCTTACTTCATGGGCATTTGCTTCAAACGGCGTGATCGTGACTTCACCTTTACTGTTGAACTTTTTGACGGTCTTGCCTTTGAGAAAGCTATACAAGTCACCCCGGAGGAAAGTGGCACTGTCCACTTTAGTATACTTTGCCCCGTCAAATCTGTAGTAACTACTTGCATACTGTCGGAGAATCGGAAGCCCTTCAAGATAATGTCGCTCTCGTAACCAGCGATCCGCAATGGCAAGTGGGGCGGCTGATTCCAATAGGTCAGATGCACTTGTTGTGACACCCGCCATCTTGATCGCTTCTTCAAGGCCCGTTCGGTCAAGGCCAGATCGCACCCAGGCCCGGAGGTCTTTGATCCCGTCCGGGGGCAGGAGCTTAACGACGCTCTTGCATTTAGATTTGAGGGTTTCATACGTCTTCTCCATGCCGAGGCGACCAGTCCCGGCGTCATTCTCACCGATGACTACGACATCCCGACCGACTAGAAGATCGGCGAGGAAGGACATGCCTCCCGTCGCGGAGGGCTTTCCGACTCCTCCAAACCCCAGATCGTGAGCGGCGGCTGTGTCGGACTGCCCCTCAACGACAAGCACCGGCAGAGTGGAGGAGGCGAGAATTCCACCCCCAACTTTCGACACGCGACCAGATGACTTACGTATATGCAGATAGCCTGCGTCACCCATTGGTCGAACTGCCCCTTCCGGGGTCCGTCCACATAGCACCGCTTGAGGATCGCTCGGGCACTCAGATGAGACCATACACCAATGGGTGCGTCCGCAGATTGGACAGGGATAGTCCTCCGAACATCGCGTCCAGTTGTGCGAGCCGGGGATGTACTTTTCCGAGTCCGGGTTGTAGTCTTGCGAGATCGCATACGTGAGTCCTCTCTTGCCGCCTTTGATGTCGTATTTCTTACCATTCGGATAGCGTCGGACTAGTCCAATGACCCGACCTTCGGCGTCCCGCTCGGGGAATACCCAGCACTCGTCAAGCGGAATCCAGCCGATCCCGATGGAATACAGGGCATCAGATGACACACCCAAGTCTTTCGCAAGGTGGGCGACCATCGCGGGCCACGCATTCTTCTGATAACTTATAAGGTCTTCGGTGAAGTCCATCGTATTCTCTACGCTGCCATGCAGGACTCGAACCTGCATCTAGTTCCGAACGGGAACCATCCTACCAATTGGACGAATGGCAGCAAGGCGAAGGGCTAACTACTTGAGCGGCCGACCAACCTTGCGGATCGTCTTGCCATGCTCAATGAGCACACGACGGATCACGACGACGTTGAAACCGTGGACATCGCCGATGATCTTCATGCCTACCCCGGCGTCGTATCGTTCGCATATCTTGCGAACCTGGGCCGGGGAAACTTCTCTACGTTGTCGTGACATTGGATTCTCCAAAGAGTCCCGGCGACCCGGCCCGCCAGCACACACCGCTGGGCATTCGGGCCGGGGTTGGCCGGGCGCAGGCTAGAACACGCTGACCTGGGCAAGCACGGCATTCTTGACCGTGAGCCAATCGGCCGACGTGAATGCGTCCTCGGCCTTGCCGATCTTCGTTGCTTCGGCGATCCACACCTCGGCGAGCTTCTCGTCCGTGATATCCTTCTGCTTCAACTCGCTGACGCTGGCCCAGGCCGAGTCCTTGGTTTCAATGGTAGCGGGTGCAGTAGGAGTAACGACGGTTGGCACAGCCGGGGCCACAACCGTGGTAGGAGTAGTCCCGGCAACCGGAGGAGGGTTTGTCGCCGGTGCCTTCGCTTTCTGGCTCTTGGGCGGTGCCTTGACCTTGGCCGACGCCGGTGCCTTGGCGGGAACCGCTGCGACCGTTGTACCTTGGAGTGCGCCGCCCAACTTGGCGGTCAGCCCGGCCAGTTTGGTCGCGTCGAACTTGGGCAATTGCTTCACGGGGTTCGCATCGGCGGTGTCGATCCACGAAACCTGGAGAGACTTCTGGCCATTGTATTCGTGGTCGTCCACGCGGAACAGGATCAAGGTTTCACTGGTCTTGAGGTCGGCGAGACCTTGGAAGTCCAGACCGTTCCAGCCGAAGACCTTCTTGATCTGCTTGGCGTTCAGGCATTCCTTCCAGCCGGTTTCGGATTTGTTGTCGGTGGTGAACAGCACGAGGTAGGCCGTGATGTCCTGGTCGAAGTCGCCCCAGGCGACGTAGCCCGGCTCGTGGTTTCCGGTCAATTCGCCGTTGGCGTCATAGAATTCAAGGGCCTGAATCGTGGCAACCCATTGGGGGAAGCCATTGCGGGTTTCGGATACACCGTGATCCGTCACCTTGCCCCGGAACGTGCCGGGTCTGTCAATCGCATTCATAGTTCTCTCCGTCCATTTAGGACTTGTAAAAGGTAGATATACATCTTACCACAATTGTTCGGGTTGTCAAGACCTAATCGCGAATAATTCCCACGATGTCTGTGATGTCGCACAGCGAACAGGCCACGCCGTCATCCAGGATGACCGGGTACGGGATCGTGCGGTTAGTCGCACCCCGGCCCTGCTGAACCTGGGTCACATGCTGGGCCAGCATGACGCGATCCCCAGTCCTGACATCCGGCGTGATCTGCTTACCGCCGTCCCACCGGCCAGGGCCGACCGCCCGCACGACGCCAGTGACGAAGGTATCTCCGAAGCCATCAGGTAGAACCAGCCCACCCGGAGTCTTCTTGTTAGTTGGGTCCAGTACGACGGTGACGAACGCATGGATAGGACTGAACATTTACTTCTCCTCGGTTGGGAACAATATCTGCCACAGAGAATCATCGGCCGGGGTCTCGAACGAGATCACGGCGTCGGTTAGGGTCCGGGTCTTGGCGAAGTACGACGGGTCGGACGGCATGGTGAAGATCGCCCTAGTTGTGGCACCGCTGATCTTCCCGGCGTGATCCTTGACGTGCCCTTTGTTGTCCACTTCCGACCGGGCACCCGTCACCTGCTGGCTTATGTAGTCAATTTTGAATACATGGTCGGCCCACTCGCAGGCAAAGCCCCGCGTTGTGAAGGACTGCTTACTGTCCGGGCCGGGCGAGTAAAGCTTCGGCCCGTCCTGGAGATAGTTGCCGCCGCTGGCGTTGGCGATCACGACAGGGCATTGCTGGCAAAGCACCACAACGTTTTTGCCCTGCCGCACGAGGCCGTCCAGGTCCGAGAATACCAGCCGCATCACGTCGAACATGTGCTGGTAGCCCTTGCCGTAACCGTAGTCTTCGATCCGCTGGACGCGGCTGCCCTTCTCGTGGGGGATCGTGTCGATGACATTCTGCATGGCAAGAAGCTCCAGCATGGTGCCGGTGTCGATCACGACTGTCTTGGCGTCGGCGAATAGGCCGGGCTGGTGCAGGGCATCGCGGACATCCTGGAACGTTTCGACGCCGGGGATGCGGCGGATCGGTTCGCCTGTCTTGGGGTTGCGAACCATTCGGCCGCCGTCGTCAAGCCCGATGAATACCGGGGCCGGGGCCATAGACGCCAGCGTGGTCTTGCCCTTGCCACTGGCCGCGTAGATGATGAACTTCTGGCCTTCGCCCTTGCCGTCCCAGGTTTCGACCTTGAAGGTCTTAGCGGGTTGCTTCTGGACCTGGGGTGCCGTCGGAGCCTTGGGGGGTAACTTCGTTTTGATCGGTGGGGGTAGCGGGGGCATTAGTTTTCTCCGGTTGGGTTATCGCACGTAAACTATGGTACAAGGTATCCACAGAACGAGACCAGGGTTCTTGATCGTTCTCCAATTCCGATATAATGGTACGACATAGAAATAGTAGCCAACCACCCTCTAACGCACTATCCATATTACGAATAAGGTAGCCGAATTCTTCCGGTGTGATCTGTGGAAGATCAACACTAAACGAAGAAGTCGTATCGTCGCATTCGATTCTAAATTCCATATGTTCCATGATTATTCCTCGGTTGTTTCGGGTTGGGTTAGGACGACCGTAGCGTTTAAACGCTTGTATCCTGGGGGCACGGTCACGCCGTCGCAACAAGCGACGTTGTTGTAACAGATCGGACAGTACGAGCACTTGAATGTAGCTTCACACTGGTTGCCGTTCTCGTACCAAAATCCGGTGCGTTCCATTTCAGCCATCATCTTCTGGAGTGCCCATATCTGGTACTCAAAGTTCTTGAGTTCGGCATCGGTAAAGGACACTTCGCGGACGGCAAAGTAAAACTCCGGGCGGGTCGTCATGTCCTGGAGGAGCCGGGCACCGAACATGCCGGGCGTTTCACGAATCGAATAGGGCACTGGACCCGAACTTCCGTCTTTGCGGGGTTTCGGTACGGCCCCAAACTCGAATTTGACGTTGAATCCGTCAACGGCTATCTCGCAGGGACCATAACCCGGAACGCCGTTAGACCCCATTGAAACAGTCGTAGCCACTAATTGTTCTATCTTGAACTTTTGCCCGCAGTAGTCACCAGTCCTGACAAATTCCGCGGATTCGGCCATCGTCAACTTGCTCGGTTTGATCGTCGGCTTGTGCCATACGTCGTGCAGTAGGCCGGAGACGAGCGGGGCACCTTGACCACTGGCACCGGGTGTCGCCACGGCGGGACAGGTGCCCGCTTCCTGGAGATCACGCATCGCCAGGATGTAATACTTGCTCTGCACATCTTTGCGGAGCCGATCCCAGTAGCTTGAACCAGAGTCGATGGACTTCGAGCTTGACTTATGCTCGCCGATGAACAGGCGACCGCTGGCTTTGTGCCGCATGAGCCGGTCGATCTTGCCGATCCGCACAAAGGTCGGTGTCTTATGGCCAGTCTCCGGGTTCACCAGGGGTAGCTCAAATTCCATCTCCGTCGCCACAGTCTCGTATTCGCTAGAACCAGCGGGGTGTAACCAGTGGTAGGCGGCGAGGGAGTTGGCGATGATCTCCCGCTCGACGGCCCAATCAGTCGGGTCGGCGTAGTCAGGGATCGTCGTGTAGATCGCGGTCGCGGCTTCGACAGCCCGCTCCAGCCGGGTGTCTTCTTCCTCCGGTGAGGCGGGAGGAGCTTCAAGTACCTCCAGCCCGGTGTGCCAAGCGGTGCCCATCCGGGGTGCCGCGTCATCGACGGCCTTGCTAAGCCCTTCCACGTAATGCAGGCGGTACCGGGTCGGGCAGGCAAGGAAGGCGGCGATGCTGGATGCTGATACGAACTTCTTTGTGCATGTTGTTTCCATATTATTCCCATTCCAAGGACAGGGTACCGTTAGCAGCTTGTTGGGCGCACAATAGACGCACGAGGGCGAGGAGGTCTTCCCGGTCAAATTCTGTGATTTCCATAGTTCGCCAAGTAACTTCAGAGGGAACTCCAGAAATCATGGGGGGCACCCTGAATTTATCCAGGGCCTTCTTTAGTACTTCCTTATATGTCAATGCGCCACAATGCGGGCAACTCATAAAACCTCACTTGTTAAAACCAGTATACCAGAATTGTTTTATTTGTCAATCACAAATTCAAATATTGATCGACAAAATCCGCTAGTGAATCCGCTAGGATGTACCAGCCTCCGGCATCCTGAATCTTCCGCTGCATCTGTACTTGGTCATCGCGCTGCCGCCCACCCGGAGCCTTGCATTCGACCCCCAGGAATCGCCCACCGGGGATCAAACATGTCAGGTCGGGCCATCCAGCCGGGATGCCGCAGCCCATCCCTAGGCCCATGCGATTCAGGATACCAGCATCGGTGACTGCCAAGACGACGCCACGACTAATCAGCCATACCGCGATAGCCTTCTGGATTTTTGCTTCCGGCTTCTTGTTGCGTCGGCGTTGGGGGAGGCGATCTGTCACGATGGGATTGTAGAGTTCATCTTCAAGGGTCATTGAAACCTCCTATCATACCGGCCCCGCCAGCCAGCCATCCAGCAGGCCCAGGCCGGGGTATCTAGTTCGTGAGGGCAGTTCACGGGGCTATCGCCCGCATCGAATGCCTTGGCCCCCCGGAAGGCTTCACCCCACCGGGTGCCCGCTTTGGCCGCATCGCGGGCGTCGATCATCTTCCGCCGAAGGCGGTTTACATATACCGGAGGGCGTCCCATCGTCTGAGTCCTCGGCCCGTCCATGAACCGTCTAGTCTGCCTATCAGAGTTTCGATTTCGTCTAGGGTCATCGGTGGATGATCCTTGAACCGGGCCTGCACAAGCGGGTTGACGTGGGGCGGAATCTCGTCTCGGGCGACCGCGTTCTCCAGCCACTTGCCCCATGTACGAAGGGCGGCACAGACCTGGGCGGTCTCGCGGGGCGTGAGTTTATGCTTTTGGGCCACAGTCCACCAAGCCTTCCCGGGCAACGATTCGGCGGCGGAGTTCTTCCTGCTTCTCCGCGAGGGTGCCAGAAATTTCGGGGCACTGAATGCGCCCGTGGTGCGTCGGCGAACTATCCACCCGCCACTCCACATAATATGTAGGATCAGTACCGGGCCGCAATTTGTCGTACATAGGTTGTGTCGCGTATTCGAGTATTATCATGTTCGATCCTCGCGAACCGATGCCACCAGTAGGCCGACATAGGAGAACCACTTCTCTTGCTCCACATCTTCGCCGCGATGAATGGCGAACGCAGTTAAATACGCCAAAGCATAGTGGTCTAACAAATGGGCGTCGTCCACGTAAACTCGCTTGGGGGTCCTGTGAACTTCTTCGTCCATCATCCCATGTATATACCCGGAGAGGAACCGGGGTGTCCAGTGTGGGTGTGCCAACTTTAACTTCTGGTACGCCGCCTCTTGCTCAACATTAGTCATATCTTGATCCTATGGTTGCATCCACGTTAAGGGGCCAGCCTGTTGCCCACGCGGGCACGGTCTTCAAGGCGTCCGTCACACAAGCAAACGCCAATGTCTGTTGTTCGGTTGGCGTTGCTACTACTATACTATCATGCACGTGGAATGCAACCCTAAATCCGTGATCTTCGCAAAATAAAATCGCGCCGGCTAGGATATCGCGGGACATCGCTTGTACACAATTTTCGGTTAGGGTGCCGCCGTAGAGTTTTCCCCACTGGTAGCCAAGCTGGTTGTCTCGGTCGATGCCAGCGTGGGGGTAGAATAGTGCCCGACCAGAGGGCAATCGGAGCACGACAGTTGATCCGTCCTTAGACAGCGATAAGCCCCGCAGGGTTTGGGGTTGGCCATAACGCACCACGTATCTGAATGTATTTTCAATATCGGTCCAGAACTTAGGAACCATCCGATATGTGTTCCGGTAAATATCCACATACCGCTTGCACTCAGTTAAGTTTACTTGACCGGAGATCACAAAGGGCCGACCGTCTGGGTCTTCTTCTATAGATTCCAGCAGCCGATTGTGCCCCATACCATATCCTAGACCGAGAATACACTTTTTGCCGATGAACCGTCGCCCATATAAAAGCTTGTGGACCGGAGGTGGGTCATCTTTTTTGGGTTTTCGGCATGGGGCGGCGAAGGCTATTTCGGCAAAGGCCGAATATATATCGCGATCCTCGCGGAACGCCTGAAGCAAGTCTTCTTGCCCCGCAATCCACGCCACGCCACGAGCCTCGATTTGCGCAGCGTCCGCGAGGATCAGAACATGCCCCTCCGGGGCGACCAGGCAGTGTTTGATCTCTACTTGCAAGCCCTTACCCCGTGTAGGTAAATTCTGGAGATTCATGCCCTCGCCGCCCGACCAGCGACCCGTACTGGCACCGTAATAATTCAAGGGTATGGGCAATCGCCCACCGTTGGCCTTGGCCTGGGCAGACATCGACTTGATACGCTTGATATGGAGCGGGGTTGATTTCACGGTCTGCCGAGCAGCAATCAGGGCACGGACGCGGGGGTTGCGGTGTCTCTTGAGTTCTGCCAACGCGGAATCATCTTTTGCGAGTGCGGCGATCAGTTCCTTCTTACCCTGTTTCATCGGGACAACTTCGCCCGTCTCCGCAAGGGCAGCACCAAGTAAGGCGCAATAGCTTTTGTCGCCGCTGATCTCCTTGACGGCGATTCCTACAGGCATATCCTTGGCGACCTGGGCCTCCATCCTGGCGGCTAGGTCGGCGGCAAGTTTGGAATCAAATTCCAAATCAGAATCCCAGAACAGCCGAAGGGTATGAGCGGCCAGCCGAAGTTCGACTTCAGGCCGCGTCAGGCGGGGCAGGAGAAGGGCAAAGGCGTCCATCTCCCTCTCGGCGTCATTGTTCGCGTAGGAAGCCAGAGCCGTCTTCTGATCGTCGGTCATATCAGCCCAATGCAATCCCTCGAATTGCATCGTGTCACCCTTGGGCGGCAGTCCCAGGCGTTCGCAGATCACGCGGAGGTTGTGCTGGTTCCGGGCGTCTAAGTGCCTTGATAAAGCAAGGACATCCACGACGTATGAAAGGGCAATACCATGCTTTCGTTTCAGAATTGTACCATCGAAACGAGCATTCTGAATCACTACGGTAGCACCTTCCAGATTCTTGCCGTATTGACTTTGCAACCATGAGATTTGTTCCTCAGTGTTATGCCAGAAGGTAGACTGGCGAGGGGCAAAGGGTTGACCGTCTGGAATCACCAAACAGGCAACCCCCAACTCCTCATAGTGGGGGGACATCACGTATTCTACCGTACTCAAGGAACCGGTCTTGCGGCCCATATGATATTGTTTGGAAAAGAAACACTCGAAATCGAGCACGACGATCTCGGTCGGCCAACCCGCGTCCTTCAATACGGAAGACCAGCCTGCCCCGACGTTGACCGGCCCAGGTGGAGGTTGTACCTGGGAGGGAGGTATGGTCGGGAGGTTCGGGGCAGGCTTGGCCATGTTATTTCTTTTCCAATTTATCGGCTTGCAAAGCTACAAGGCGTTCAAATTGCCTTAGAAGATTGACGACTTGTGCCTGTAGTTCTCCGCACCTTTGCTCCGCAGTGTGACTCCGATTGTTAGCGGCGTCGGTATCGGCAGAACACCGAGCGAGTTCCCTTACAGCCTGATTCCACTTTGTTTCAAGTTGGGCATTTTCCGCCCGTAGAGTAGTGTTGATCTGCCGGTATCTTGCCAAGGCAAGCTCATGCTGATTCTTGATAGAGAGTTTCATTTCTTTTCCTCGAAATCGGCAACCCAACCGACGCCGGGTTCGCCCACGATGCGATAGTCCCGCCCAACCAGCCGCTCGGCCTCGGCCACTACCGGCTCCAGGTCTTTGACGACGGCGTGGACGCGGATCATGCTGATCGCCTGTACGACCTTCGCCACGAGAATGCTCGTGCAGGTCGGGTGGTCGGCCCGACCCGTCAGTCCGATTTGCGGCAGGTCTTTGTGCTCGTTGTTCAGGCAGTCCAGCAGGACCGAAAACTTCTGTCGTGCAGCGGGGTCCGCTGAGGTCTGCATCTGGCCGCAGATGATCGTTCTTAGCCGCTGGACATATTTGCTTGGCTTGCCATCATCTTTGCGATCCGGCAATGCCGGGGGTGCTTCTACCATTGTATTCTCCAATAAAGTTCGATGCGTTACGCAGTTATTGTACCAAAAGTTCATCCAGTGTCAAGTTAAATCCGTCCGGGGAATGCGATTTCAACTTGGAGTTTTCGTCCGTCCGACAGGATCAGGAACGCGGAATAGTTGCCTCCTGAATCCTTGCAACAATCACGGGCTTCCTTGAGATCGGTGATAAACTTGTGAAGTGCCTGGGGAGCATTGCACCGCACCCGCAGAAATTTAGGCTTGGCCGGGCCGTCTACTTTTTGCCCACAGCATAAGACCGGGGCAGGCATAGAAGGCATCGAAACGCCGGGGGTGGTGAACTTGCCAGTCTTTACGTTGAACGGTGCGAGGGTCGGGGGGTTACTCATTTGCAAGCCTCCTTCGCTATCGTGACCAAGTCAAATTTAGCCGCCCCAGCCGCCCAAGCCGCCGCCTCAGCTGCCGCCTCAGCCGCCCAAGCCGCCGCCCCAGCCGCCTCAGCCGCCGCCTCAGCCGCCCAAGCCGCCGCCTCAGCCGCCCAAGCCGCCCGCGCCGCCCCAGCCGCCGCCTCAGCCGCCGCCTCAGCCGCCTCGGGTGAACGGTCTTCACCAGATAGCCAAGCATCGGCCCACTTATTCCAAAGAGGGTTCGCACAGATTTTTTTGCCACAGAGTATCGCGAACCTCGCGACTTGCTCTGGCGTGATTTGGGGCATAGGAATACGATGGAGCGTCCTACCGTTTCGACACCCTACTTTCGAACCGCAATCATTTTTCTCTACGGTGCCTCGCCCCTCCCACAGATGAGCGGTTGCGAGATCAAAGTTACAATGTAGCGGGTTTAGGAGCACCGCAAGTAGTGGATGAGTATACCAGTGCGTGAATCCCGGTCCGCACAATTCGCCCTCGCCGGATGTATTATGGGTCACACCTGGACCCCATTGACATTTGTTGTACGTTTGGTCGTTTTGATCCGTTAGTTTGTATAGCTTATTCACTGTCCACCTCCAAGTCGTCGCCGGGTCGTCGGACCGAGGCAACAGCGATCTTGAGCCGGATGTGGGCACCGCAGCCGGTCCACTTGCCCGCCGCGTCCCATCGGTTGGCGACCCACACGATCCGCCCGCCTGTCAATTCACGACGGCGGATTTCGGGATACGCTATCACATTTCCCATGCTACATGCCTCCAACTCTTGCCATTGGTTACTTGCTGAATTGCCGCCTTGCTAACTCCGAACCATCGGGCCAGAAAACGCCACGAAACCCCCGTGCGTGGGCACCCCGACATAATCTAACAATGTCTTCCGTCAACTTTGCGGCACCCATCTTCTCGCCTTTCGCTTGTCTATTTTTCTTATCCCGGTCGGCATCGTTATCTGCCCTAGTTCCTAACCATAAATGAATCGGATTCACACAAGCCGGGTTGTCACAAGCATGGCATACACACATACCAAAAGGAATGGAACCGTAGGTTAGAATCCAAGCCCGACGATGAGCCATGATAGGGTGCCCATGTAACTTGGACCGACCGTAACCGGCAGGGTCTTTATACAATTGCCAATTCCAGCAGCCATTAGCCGCTATCATGTAATGGTGTCCATTTCGGAACGGTTTTGTTACTAGCCTACCCATTGTAATACTCCGCACAAAGGCCATCGCAGAATTGCTGGTCCGGAGCTTCCGGCACGAATTCACGGCCGCATTCCGGGCATTCCCGCGTGTGGTCTTTCCAGGCGTCGGGGCACCCGTGCTCGTGACACATAACGCCGTTAATCATCAACGCTCGACAATGCTTGCACATTTTTGCACCTCCAGGGCACCATGCCCAAAGGGACTCCGAGGAGTTACACCCCGGAATGGCCGACTGAAAGGAGCGAAAGATCGGCCTCTGCGCTGGCATCCCTAAGAATTATCCGAGGTCTTTGGCGGTGCCGAAGACCTTGGCGGTGCCGAAGACCTCGGCGTTGCCGGAGACCCTGGCGTTGCCGAAGACCCTGGCGTTGCCGGAGACCCCGGCGTAGCCGAAGACCTTGGCGGTGCCGAAGACCTCGGCGTTGCCGGAGACCCCGGCGTTGCCGAAGACCCTGGCGTTGCCGGAGACCCCGGCGTAGCCGAAGACCTTGGCGTTGCCGAAGACCTCGGCGTTGCCGAAGACCCTGGCGTCGCCGGAGACCCCGGCGTTGCCGAAGACCTCGGCGTTGTCGAAGACCCTGGCGTTGCCGGAGACCTCGGCGTTGCCGAAGACCCTGGCGTTGCCGGAGACCCCGGCGTTGCCGAAGACCTCGGCGTTGTCGAAGACCCTGGCGTTGCCGAAGACCTCGGCGTTGCCGGAGACCCTGGCGTTGCCGAAGACCTTGGCGAAAAAACCCACAAAAACAGTTTTGTCCACTATCGCGGTGTCAGCTACTAAACCACCACCGTTACAATGACGATGGTATTTAACGCCGTCAATTGTAATGGCAGTGCCCTTGACTATTATTCCCATATCTTCGGGCCATCTTGCATACTTGATTTTCATGCTTGCACCTCCAAGCCACTATCGGCTAATCCTACGGCGGGGGGTTGCACCCCGCCTCACGGCGTAACCCGTGTAGGACACAAATCGGCCCGCGTTAGCGGACCGGAGCATCAACCAGCTTGCCGCCGCGTAGCACTTGAGCCTTGACAGGCGGCAGGTCCACCGGATCGGTTTTTGAATACGTCTTGAATGGAGCCTGCGGGTTGCCCATTCCACCGAAACGACTCTTGACGGATTCTTTCATCTTGATCGGATTCAGGTTCATCTTTGCTACCTCCAGTTAAAGTTCTGTTCGGTCACAATTGAAGCATAAGCGTAGTTTACCACGAAAGCAAATAATTGTCAAGACAATTATTTGGCATCATGGATTAGGTGGGTACCACCCCAATGATCGGCAAGCCATTGTTCTGCCTGGGGTTGTGCCGCAACGAAATCCTTGCCCGCAACCACAAGCCATGCCTTGTGCATACAGCAATTGCCCGAGGGTGTAGCTTTGAACCGGCATCGAATCTTGTAGTAATCCCGCAAGTAATCACGCAACTCTATCAACTCCCGTTTCGCTAAGCTTGCCGGAGCCGGGCCTTCCTCATCGGTCACAGAACACCCCGCAACCGCGTATTGGGGGATGCGGTATGAATCGCGTCCCCAACCGTCATTACCCTTATGAAAACGTGCCATGATACGACCTCCAATTCTTCCGGTTTTACCGGACAAAGCAAATAATTGTCAAGAGAATTATTTGACTAGCAGACATATCGCCACGATCACGCCTGCCATGAGCACCGCCCACCCGCCTATGCACCATAGCAGGGTGCGGGTATCGCGGTGCATGAGTCTCGGACGGCCTAGCGGCGGAGTTACGTTCATACACCAGTGTTCAGGATACCTTGGCATTGTGGACCTCCGCTAACGGTGTAAGAAGGTAGACATCATACCACGATCCGCCGACGATCCAGCCGACGTGCCTTGCTGATCCATCGGCATTGTCGCGATAGACGTTCCTAGCCGACTTCTTGCCGACACGTTCGAGCAGGGTTTTCCGGGGCGTCTCAGACTCATATACGACGCGATTGCCATACTGGTCGATTGCTAACCATTTACGCATGTCTTGTTCCTTTCCATAGTAAGTCTACATTGTCAAAAGGACGTAGGCAAATCCAACACGAACCATCGCCCAAAATATCTCGGAAGGGAGTGATATCATCTTGCGTCTCCTTATAGACTTCCGTCTAATCGCTTGCGTACGGTAGTTAGGTTGTAAGGTTTAATCGCCATAGGTTTCATCGGTTAGAGGATCGTAGTTAGAGGATGATGGATCGATATTGACGTTGACCGGAGCTGCTCCATACATTGCGTTAACACATGAATGTACGAAGGCCGCTTTTTCTATGCTAGATAGTGTCTTTACCCGGATAGTCAATTGTGCACAGTCCAACGTCCCATGCCAACACTCTGAACATAGCGGGCCAGAAATCACGTGCCCACCTAAGAATTCAGGAAGAATGATATCGCCGTATGGATGCGACGTGTACTTGTGACAAGATGTGCAAATAATCGCCATAATTCACCTCTAATTGAAGTATACGTTACAAAACCGGCGGAAGCAAATTGGGTTTGGCCCCATTGGGTTTGGCCCGCTTGCCTTGGCACTCCGCCGTTAAGGTCTCCAATTGGGCTTTGAGCTTTGGACCCAACACAGGATCATCGTAGTATTGATCGTAAAGCTCTGTAAGCCGATTGATTTCTTTGCGATTGTCAAGATACTTGTGCCAGCACCGCTTGCAATAGGCTTGGCTTCCGTAATCCCGACGATGAATGGTTTGGCTGCATTTAGGGCACTCGCGATATTCTGTGAATTCTTTAGCCATTGGCTAATCTCCTATGACGACCAATGTAGCATATTACTGTAAGGCTGTCAAGAGTAAACCTTACGGGTAAGGAAAATAACATGGGGTAAGGTCGAATGAGCAAACCCCTTGAAACAAGCTATTTACTGTTATTATCTCTGTTATCTATTCTAATAAAGGAGTAGGACTATAGAGAAGACCTTACCCCCCTTACGGGTAATACTTATTCTACGGACGGAGACAGCAAATTGGGGGGGGTAATAGGGGTAATATCGGGTAAAGTAGGGGCAAAAGTGCCAAATATGGGGGGTTTTTGCATAAATGAGTATTACCCTAATAAGGGGGGGTAATACCGCTTTTTGGGCTTACCGTAATATTAGGGTAATACAGGCCGCACAAAAACTGCGCAACTACACAAATAGTGTTGCCAAACGTCAACATGGTGGTGTGACGCCCGTTTGACCGGTGTCCCCCGCTCGCGAGCATAAAATAAAACCCCCGACATGCTTCTTACACCATGTCGGGGGCACGTAGACCACAAGGTCTGCGATTAGTTACGGCTTAACGTATTCAACTACGCCGTCTATCTCCAGATATACGCATGTCTGAAATAGTTCACGGGCGATTTGCTTGGCAAGGTCACGCCAATCGTCCCCGGTACCCGTAGGGCATGAGCAATCGAACACCGTCACTGGCTCCACGATCAATTGGCCTTGATCGTCCTTCCACCCGCCGACAGCCTGCGTGGCCGTGAACCCTCCAGCAATGTCTGCGATACAGGGACCGTAGTCCGGGATGGTCATGACCTTGCCATTTTTTAATCCGCAATTGGGCACGATCAGTCGAATCTTCATGTCTTGTTCCTTACGGCGTTATTGCCAATGGAAGCATAAGCCACAAGCAAGGCGAAAGCAAATTGACTTGAAAAATTTTTGCGGCGCTTTGTGCATGTACGCGCGCGTAGGCCCCATCCCTGTAGGCCCCATAGGGTGAAGGGGACGGGGTATGGCCTCCCGGATCGTCTTCCCCAAATGGGACTCTAGATTACCGGAACCCATCGACACGAAATTCCAAAGCAAACAATATGGGAGGGCAAGCCACGATTACCGGCACCCATCGACTTAAACTTTCAATGCAAACATTAAATAGCCCTTGACCGGCTTCGCCCTACCGGGTAGGATGAAGGGTCAAGGAATAAGAACTATGGCTGGCTATATCTGCGAAAGGTAGGTGCCTCTTGGGTTGGACAAGTCTCGGCGATCCTGTACATGGCGAAGTCATCAGCACTGATGCCCACCTGGGCGTGGCGGCGATCCTCTATCCAGCCGGGGCGCAGGTTATTGCGGGCGTCGTCCAGCCCCGCACCCAACTGGCCACCGAATTTGCCGTAGTCACGGACATCGAACTCTTGATGCCCGCGGGCGGCAACTACGAAATTCTGTTCTACCCCCTCGGTGGGGCGATCACCAGCACCGCTGGCACCCGGATCGTCAAGGGTAACTCCAGCGTCTCTGGCGGCGTGGCCCATCACTTCGACACCCCCCGCACCGGCCCCAAGGGGTACGGCGTGGCGGTTATAGCGGACGCCGGGCAGGCGCTGGACGTGGTTATCACTGGCGGCTTGTGCAAGGTCTAAACCGAGGTCTCACTCAATGATCGTAACTATAAACATCAATTTATCCGATGCGGACCGGGCATCGTACAGTACTCTGGTAGCGCCGGATACGGTCACATTCCTGATCGCAAAATTGGCGGCTCAGTTGTCCGGGGCGATGCAAACTACGCTGTCGGATGGGACCGATATCATCGCGCTGCTCCAACCAGGGGACCAGGCGTCGCTTCAAGGGCTGGTTTCCGTGGTTCAAAACATGCCTGTCGCGGCGATTCCGCCCGGATCAGGTGGGGTCGCATCTCCCGCCCCGGCCACTACGGGAGGTGCGTAATGGCCAGCAAATACTTCTATATCGCCGGGGGAGGCAGCAGCCCCTATTCGACTGTGGGCAATTGGTATCTCGGCCCCAACGGAACAGGCGGTGCGGCGGGGTCGATTCCTACGGCGGGGGACACTATCTACCAGTCCAACGGCACCATGACCTTCACCACGGGCGTTACAATACCTAATACTGGCAACGGAATTACCATCGCCAGTAACCTCACCGTATCAGGACTGTCTACTACAAGTCTAGTCCTGGGATCGGGGGTCGTCGTGAACGCGGGCGTGACGATCACAGATTCGTCCAACCTCATGCTTTTCACGGTAGGTTCGTCAACGAGCCATCCGGTTATTTTCATGGGGGACATGATCCTATCTGGGTTTGGTTCGGGAATAAACCTGGCATCTGGGAAATGGGAGATCAATAACGGCGCTGCCGGTGGTAGCCTCATATTCACTAATGTGGGCACATCGGGGTCAACTTCCACGATTACGCTGCAACCAGCGGCCTCGGGACAGGTGATGTCCTTCTCGAACCTGACTCTAGACCTCAGCACAAACACGTTGTATTCGTTCATTGATGTGACGGGCCTGCCGGTGGGAGCTTCAGCGTGGAAACTCACGGGTGCCTTGACAATCAACCAGTATACGGGACTTGTAGCGCCCACGGGCAACTGGCTAGTCCTCACCCCGGCTGCGGGCAGTAATCTAGGTTCAACTTCCGCTTTCGGTGTAACCGTGGCACACGTTCCCGCTCTGGGCGCGATCCTTACAACGGACAATTTGTTCGGAGCAATTGGTACGGTGGTCCTCCCAACAGCAGGACAGGTGGCGAACGGCGTGGCTTTTGGGCCGGGTGGAAGTCTTACAGGCAGCTTTTCGAGCGCGCCAGTTGGGATCGTCGTTGGCGGCTAAACGTGACATCAAGACTCCCACAGGTGCCATTCTGAGTAAATATCTCAGAAGTTTGGCGCTGGATATCGAGACCCAGGACGACCACGGTGATCCCATTACCAAGGCAGCGGCGTTGGCCCAACTCGTTTGGAAGTCGGCGCTCGGCTTCAAGGAACTTGATCCCAAGACCGGCAAGGAAACTCGGTTTCCTCCCGACTGGCGCGCGATAGACATACTCTACAATCGTATCGAAGGCAAGATTCCTCTGGCCGTCGTGGAGGATCAAGGCCGGTCGTTAACGGAGAAGGTCACGGACTTAGGCAAGGCCCGGATCAATTCGATGGCCAAGGCCGCGGCCGAGAAGTCTGAGGATGACGCCGAACCCGGCGAGGAGTAGGCCCATTGGCGAAGGCGAAATCCACGACGATAGAGATACCGACTATCTCTACGATCCAGCCGAATCTGGCACCAGTCCTGGTGCCCCATTCCCGCGGGGGTAAAAAATGCCCGCGGTGTGGAGTATCGAAGCCCTGGTCGGAGTTCTACATCAGTCGTACCCGGAATAAGAAATATACTTCGTACTGCAAGAAGTGTTGCTGTGATCCGGCTCGTCAGAAGGATAGGGTATACCGGGAAAACCCAAATAGTAGAAGGAAGCGTTTGTTTGAACGGTATGGGCTGTCAATTGAGAAATACGACGCCATGAATTCCGAGCAAGGCGGCGTCTGTGCAATTTGCCATAAGAAGACCCTCAAACGATTGTCTGTGGACCACAATCATATAACTGGTAAGATACGGGGTCTGCTTTGTGCTGAGTGTAATTATGGTCTTGGTATGTTTCAGGATAATGCCGACAATTTGAGACGGGCCTCCCGGTATTTGGATGAGGCCAATGGTTGACACCAACAAACCCGAATTGGCGCACCCTTTCCCTAACCAACCTGTTATATGGACGTGCCCCAAGACCGGTCTCAAGGTGCCTAAAGCGATCCATGAGAATCTGGAGTACCGGGCGCGGCTTTTGCGCGATGCCGATAGTGATCCCCAATTTCAGAATGACCTCTGGGCCGCTTGCCGGGATTCACTTCTATTCTGGGTGAATGCCTTTGTCTATACATTAAAGCTTCGAGAGATCAACGATGAGGGCCAACAAAGGCTGAGGGAAGATGGATCGAATGCGCCCTTTGTAACTTGGGAAATACAGGACCGGCACTTGCTTGCCATAGAGGGGGCGATCCGCGATCAGCATGACTTGTTGACGGACAAATCACGCGACATGGGGGCATCTTGGGATCACATCCTGGTTTTTGAACACCAGTTTCTTTTCCGCACCGACCCCGTGTTCTTCCTTGAGATGTCCCGCACGGAGGAATACGTAGATGGGAGGGACAACCCCAAGTCGTTATTCTATAAACACAGGTACATACGAAAATGGCTTCCTACTTGGATGGTTCCCCCCATCAAAGATGTAACGATGTCCTTCACCAATTTGGCGACTAATAGCCGGATTGACGGTGAATCCACGAACCAGAACGCGGCATCCGGTGACAGGCGGGATGCCCTTCTTCTTGATGAATTCGCTAAAGTAGATGCGGGCCAGATGATTCGCAAGAGTACCGGAGATGTGGCGCAATGCCGCCTCGTTAATTCCACGCCCGCAGGGCCGGGAACAGAATACACCAAGTGGAAGAAGTCGGGTAAGATCAAAGTCTTCACTATGCCGTGGTGGGAACACCCAGAGAAGGGGAAGGGCCGGTATGTCGTCCAAGATGAAGTCACCCACGCATGGAAGATCAGGTCTAAGTGGTATGATTTTGAATCCGAGCGCCGGTCGCCCCAGGAAATGGCGCAAGAATTGGACATGGACGATATCGGTTCTGGGTCCACCTTCTTCGACGCGCACCCTATTGAGCAGCACCGGGCGTTGTTCGCCAAGCCCGCGACGTTTACACGCGGCTTCGACTTCCTTCGAAATGTGGCCCAGGATGCCATGCCTGGTATAATCGCACGTAAGCAGATAGATCAGATCAACATCGCTAAGACTGGAAGCTGGCGCTTCTGGTCGGCCAACGTAGGAGGGAGACCCGATCAAACCAAGAATTACATCTTCGGCGTCGATATTTCCAAGGGGCAGGGGGCTTCTAACTCAGTTGTATCGGTCCTTTGTGCCGAGACCCGTGAGAAGATCGCGGAGTTTGCTGATGCTAATGTACCTCCTTACGATCTCGCTCGAATTGTTTCTGCTGCTGCTATATGGTTTGGCGGTGCTCGTTCCGGTGGGCATCCACTGGTTATCTGGGAAGCTAACGGCCCCGGCTGGGATTTTGGCCGCGTGTTTGTCAAGACTTTGCAATATCCAAATTACTATGTTGATAAAGCTGCGGGCACGGTGACGGAGAAGACTGGTAAACGATACGGCTGGCACAGCACTAAGGAAAAGAAAGAACAGACCCTCGGCATCTTGCGCCGAGCTTACGCCCATGCGGGAATCATTAACCATTCGGCTGAGGCGCTTGACGAGGCTCTTACCTACGTCTACTACGATTCTGGTGGCCTCGGACCCGCGGAATTCGTTAAAGAATCAGAATCGGCGCAACTTACTCACGGGGATAGAGTCATAGCTGATATGTTAATGCTCTTAGGGGTCGAAGATGCCCCTACAGGAAAACCCGTGGAACCGCTTCCTCCGGGAAGGTCTATTGGGGAACGAAAAAGATTCGCCCTTGCGCATAGGAAGACTAATCGGTTAGAATGGGGTGCGGTGGTGGATTTCTCATCCGGCCACCCTGAGTTTTATAAGAAGGGCAGATAATGCCAAAACGAGTCCGTGATCCTGAAAAGGTCCAGTTGCAAGGACAGCGTTATTACGCGAAAGACCCCGCCAGAAGACTACGTTCGAGAGAACGAGCGAAGCGGTGGTATTACGAACATAAGGCGCAAGCCTTGGCTGGAAGTAAGCGTAGACGTGAAGCCCGTTCTAACACCGACTACGATAGAGATAAGAATCTCTCCCGACTTTATGGTTTATCCGCGGCGCAGTATGATCGCATGTTTTTAGAACAAAACGGAAGGTGTTACATTTGTGGCCAGGAAGAAACAAGAACTCACGGAGGTAAACCTTCTCGTTTAGCGGTTGACCACAACCACGAAACCGGACAAGTGCGGCGTCTACTGTGTTGTGGGTGTAACACCCTTCTCGGCGGGGCTAGGGAAAACCCCATGACGCTTGAAAAGGCTGCCGCGTATTTGCGACAGTTCCAGGTATAGATATGCCTACACGGGAAGTGACCGTTAAGAAAATGTACCGGGCTATCGCGTTGGGCGAGGAACGTCTCCGAACTTTCCGATCCTCCCGTCTTCTATTCTTGAGGGAGTTCGCCGGGCAGTATTACGATAAAGATTCTGCCACGATAGGTAACGAGCCGATCAACATGATCTTCGGGGCCGTAGCTACACTTGTACCTAATTTGGTCACAAACTTCCCCAAAACTGTCGTGACTTCCAAGTTTCTGATGTACCGTGGCTACGCGGAACTTCTGGGTCTGGGCCTGGACTTTCTCGCCAAAGAGATGAATCTACGCGATGAACTACGCAGATGGATCGTAGACTCGCTCTTTGTACTCGGAATTATGAAGACCGGGATCGCCACGAGCGATGATCTGATAACCTTCGGGGACGACTTACGAATCGACGCGGGCCGTCCCTACGCGACCGTGGTGGACTTTGATGATTACATCCTGGACCCCGCGGCTCGCCGGTTAGAGGAAGCATCCTTCGTAGGGCACCGAGTTCGCGTTCCCCGGCAGATGCTGTTGGATTCAGGTCTCTATAAGAATGACCTCGTGGAACGTCTGATTTCCGCGGATCAGGACCCCTACGCCCGGCGCGAAGTCGATCAGATGTCGATGCACGATGTCACGCCGACCGAGATCAGTAGCTTTCAAGACCTTGTGGATGTCCGGGAAGTCTGGGTTCCCGCGGCGCGGGCCATTGTCACGCTTCCCGCCAGTCGCAATGTGTTTGATGACTATCTCCGCGTCCAGGACTACGACGGGCCTGATGAGGGACCTTACACATACCTATCCCTCACTCCCCCGCTTCCGAATAACCCAATGCCTATCGCGCCGGTGGGTATATGGTACGACCTCCATGTGGCCTCTAACAAGATGGCCAAGAAGATCATGGAGCAAGCTGAACGTCAGAAGGACGTGTTGACATACAAGCCTTCGGCCGCGGATGATGCGCAGGAAATCATAGATGCGGGCGATGGCGAAGCAATTGGAGTGGCCGATGTACAGGGTGTCGCCGTGCAGCATTACGGCGGTCAGCAGAATTCCAATTCAGAACATCTCCAGCAGTTGTCCTACTGGTTTAACCTCGCCTCGGGTAACACCGATCAACTCGGCGGCGTGAAGTCCAACGCGAATACCGCGACCCAAGCCAATATCCTCCAGAGCAATGCGGGTGTTCGTATCGAAGATATGCGGGATATTGTATACATCGGCACCAAGAACGTTCAACGCAAGTTGGCGTGGTATCTACACACCGACCCCCTGATTTCGCTCCCCCTCATCAAGCGGACGCCGATCCCGGCTCAAACGGTGATGAGTCCTATGGGGCCGGTCATCATCCCGCCCAAGATGATCCAGGAACAGACGATCCTCAGCCCGGATACTCGTCAGGGGGACTTCCTCGATTTCCACTTTGAGATCGAAGAAAAGTCCATGTCCCGGCTGGACCCCAATCAGCGACTCCAGAAGGCGCTGCTATTCGCCGCGAAGGTTCTGCCGTCCGCGGCCCAAGCCGCAATGGTCTGCCAGCAGATGCAAGTTCCCTTCTCGTTCCCTGCTTTTGCTGTTCGTATGGCCAAGGAACTCGACCTGGAATGGATGGACGAAGTGTTCTATGATCCGAATTTCCAGGCGCAGATGCTACAGCAGATGAATGCCGGGCCGAAGCCCGACAACCAAAAACCGATGTCCGCACCGGGTGGCGGTATGGCGGCGATCCAGCAGAACGGTCAAGCTGGCAATACAATGAACTCAGCCGACCTCAAGATGCCAATGGGAGCGGGCGGTGGTGGGACGATGGAGTCCGACGCCCAACCTAACCAGTCGGTGAACACACTTTAGGAGAATATGATGGCTACGGCGAAACTAGGTGGCGCGACGGCGGATACCCCGGATGACTTCCAGGCAGAAGATGACGCCCGGCACTTGACCGAAGCGCAGAATATCCGGTTGGATGAGAAGCGGCACCAAGCCGCGCTCAAGCATATGAAGAAGAAGGCCGGGTCGATACAAGGCGCGGTCGATATGGAAACTAAGGTCAAGGAAGGGCTTGCCAAGGCATTCCCCGCCACGAAGGATGGTGCATAATGCCCGATCCCATGAGTGACATTCAACAGCCCGGCGCCCCCCAAATGCAATCCGAAGTAGAAGCCATGAGCAGTCCTTCCAAGGCGGCAATGGTTCAGGCTACTCGCGCTGCCGCAGTTGAGGCCCAGGCCAAGCAAGGACTCCAAGCGGCGACTGGAGGCGGCGGTCAAGTGCCCCCTCCTCTCAATGACCAGATCGCGATGCACTTGATGAGGGATACGGAAGTTGACCCTGAACACCCGGAAAAGTACATCCAGGCCGTCAAAGGGAGAATCAAGGAAACGACCAAGTTAGCGTCGGATGCTAAGACCGCGGGGAAGATGGACGCCTACAATACCTATTACCAAGTAGCAAGTATCATGCAGCAGCATTTCAACACCCTGCTTGACAAGCACACGGCCCACATCAAGGCGATTGCCGCCGAAGCCATTGCAAAACAGAATGCTCAGGTTCAGGCACAGAATGAAGCGTTGGGGTACAAGTAATGCCTTTATACGACCATGAGTGCGAATGTGGCGAAACTCTAGCGGAATATCGCACGATTGCCAATTGGAACCGGCTTCCAACATGCCCTAAATGTGGGAAGTTGATGCCCATTTCTATCGCCCTCCAGAACTCGGCCGTTCGTGCCAACTATAAGAAGCCGATCCGCCTGGAGTCAATGGGCTTCCTTGCGGACCCCGAAGACGTGGCCGAACACCGAAAGAGGTTCCCCGATGTCGATCTTGAAATGCACGAAGGATCAGCCGTCCCGGTTCTCAAAAGTCTCGGGCAAAAGCGCGCCTATTTCAAAGCCGCTGGTCTCGCTGACATGCGGAGTTACTGATGCGATATCTGACGAACCTCGTGAGCCTGATGCTTTTGGTACTCGCTTCTGGCATCACCTACGGCATTCTGGAGGCGAAGTACATCCCGACTGACACGGCGGGGTTCGCAACGATCCCTTGGCTGGGGAATCACTTTGCATACTACCATCTGTGCCTGCTCTCTCTGATGACAGTCGCTTCATTTTCTTTGGCGATCTTGCACCTTCGGGATATGGCGGAACACCGAAAAAAGTATATGCTTCTTATGGGGTTCGCCATGCTTCCGCTCTCCCTCTTGATCGAGGATATCACATGGTTCTGCACTCGTTGGACGCCTATTCACCGCAACGAATGGACGGTCTTTCCGGCTGGGTGGGCGCTGAACCTTGGGGTTACGTATATCCCTCTTTGGTATCTGGCAGTCTTGATCTTTTCGACATTGTGCCTGTGGCTGGCGGATCACTATGCGAAAATCGGCTCAAAGAAGTTCTTGACATCTCGCTAAGGTAGCGGATACAGTGGATAGATAGTCTCCTACCTCCCTTCGGGGACAGCAGCAAGGAAACAAAAATGGTCGATGTAGCAGAACAACCGGCGTCAACAGCAATATCCCAAGGACCGGCCCCGCGTCTCTCTGATAACCCGGAAGTCGTCGCAGCGGTGACAGCACACCTGGCGGCGTTCGACGATATCGAGACCACGGACACCCCGGCCGTTGAGGAGCCTGTTGTTGCCGCACCAGTCGAAGAAGTCGTCGAGGCACCTGTTGCAGAAACCGTTACGACGGAAGTGCCGGAGAAGGTCTCAGACTTGATCCCCGGCCAAAAGTCAGAGGAAGCAGTGGCACCTGCCTCTACCCTTCCCGCGGCGTATGTCCGAACGGCAAAGGCGCGCGGCTGGACTGATGACGAGATCGCCAACTTTTCGAAGACCGATCCCGCCATAGCAATGAAGACGTTCGAGAGGATGCACGAATCTCGGACGAAGGAGATTCAGGAATGGGCAGAGATAGGCCGCAAAGTGAGAACTGCCCCGGCTGCTTCTTCCCCAGCCCCCGCCGTCTCATCTCCTGCATTGCCTGTTGCATCTGCGCCCCTCGCGCCGATCAACGTGCAGGAAATGGTCGAGAAGTACGGGAACAAGGACTTGATCGAAGCGCTGGCCGGGCCGGTCAACGCGGCGATTAGCGCCCTCGGCCCCATCGTGCAAGGCGCTCAGGCTGCGCGGGAACAATCCACCAAGGATGCCCAAGCAGGCTTGGCGAAGTCGGTTGGGGACTTCTTCGGCGACAAGACCATGAAGGGCTACGAATCCTTCTATGGCCCGGCGAACTTTACCGAGAAGACCCCGGCCCAAGTAGATGCGTTCAAGAAGGTTCTGGATACGGCCGACGCCCTTCGCGCCGGTGCCGCGTACCAGGGCCGGGAGTTGTCCGTTCAGGAAGCACTTACACTGGCGCACGATTCCGTCGCCAGTGGCGTCAAAGAAACCGCAATACGGAGCCAGCTTCAAACGAAGGTTCAAAAGCGAAACGCGAATATCACCCTCCGACCGACCGCTCAAGGACGGCGATCAGCGGGTGGCCCTCCTCAGAATCGGCAAGAATTAATGGGCCGAACCGAGGACCGTCTCGCCAAGGCTTTCGGATAACTGGTTCACAACAACATATGGAGATAAGACATGGGCATAGATAACGATAAATTGGTTGACCTCATAGCCACGACCCTCAAAGACCTGCCCAAGCAGACCTTCGAAGTCGCGTGGACCAACCAGAATTACGAGTTCTGCCGTATCTACCAGGAAGACCGCACCCAGATCGACGGCGGCACCAGCATCCAGCGCAACGTGATGCTGGATCAATCGGGCAATGCTTCGTACCGCAAGCTGTTCGACGTGGACCAGCCTACGGTCCTGAATCAACAGCGCCAGATCGACGTGCCGTGGACGCAGATCGGCACGAACTATTCCTGGGACATCGTGGAAATCCTGCGTAACAAGAACACGGCCAAGGGCTACATTAACCTCATGGAATCCCGTCGAACGGATGGCCTGTGGTCCCTTGCCGACCTGATCGAAGATCGCGGTTGGAAGACCCCGACCAATGCGACGGACAAGTTGTTCCCCTACGGCATCCCGTACTATTTGAACATGCTCAATTCCGGCGTCACCGCGGCCGGGTTCAGCGGCCAGACTATCCGGTATCAGGACGGCAGCACTGGGACGGTCTGCGCGGGTATCGACGGTTCCGTGGAAGCCAAGTGGCGTAACTACGCTGCGACCTATACCAAGGTTGACAACGCCCTCCTGCGTACCATGCGCCGGGCGATCCTGGCGACTCGGTTCAAGCCGCCTTTGTTCATCACCTCGCCGGGCAACGATGAGGTCGGTACTCGGCGTATGTACGCGAACCTGGACGTGAATACCGAGTTGCAGGACTTGGCCGACAAGCGCGACGACGCGACCCAGCCGAAGGACCTGGCGGGCAAGAGCCTGATCGACGTTGAAGGCACCTGCTATTTCAATCGTATCCCGGTTCAGTACATCCCGAATCTGGATAACGTGCCCAACAATCCGATCTACACCGTGGACTTCAAGAAGTTCATTCCATTCGTCCAGGACGGTTTCTGGATGGAGGAATCGAAACCCATGACGGATCGCCTCCAGCACACGACCGTCACGGTCTACCTGGATGGTTCGCACAACAACCTGTGCATCAACCGGCGCACTGCGGGCTTCGTGGTTCACAACGTCACCACCAGCTAAGGATAACATTTGAGCCGTCGCCCCCAAGGATCGACTCCTTGGGGGCAAGCTCTTAACCCCAAGGGGTCAACCCCCACGGAGAAACGCAATGAGTGATTCACAAGTAACGACTGGATTTTCTGAGAAGGTTTCGATCAAGCGGGTATATTTCACGGGCACGGATTTGCTGGCTGTTGGTTACGCCCTGTGCTACGACGCAGCGACGAACTTCTCGTGGGCGCAGAAGTCGGGCGCTCTCAATGCCTTCGGTGTGGCTTCGTATCCCAGCAGCCTGCATGATACCTCGGCGGGTTCGACGGCACTGGCAGGCACCGATCTCGTATCGGCATCCGATCAGAACGTGACACGAGTTATCAACGTCATCAAACCCACCACGGCAACTCTGAACTTCTTCGCAGGCGTCGTGAAGGATTCCCCGCAAGGTAGCCTCCAGGGTCCGTGCTGGGTGAATATCTACGTCCCGACCGCCAATGGTCAGGGTGTCCCGGTCTTCACTAGCGCCAACTGCACCATCGACGTGACGGGTCTGACCGTGGTCAACGGTAGCTACGCGATGGCCGCAGTCACCGGCTCCCAGGTCGCCTTGGCGACTGCGCTCGCCACTTGGGATCGTTCCACCACCAACGGTCAGATTTTCGCCCGTCTCGGCGGGGCAATTGCGACTGCTGGGGCCACGACTTCCAGTGGCATTGCTGCGGTTGTGACGATCACGACCACGGCACCCTTGGCGATTCCGCTGTCGAGCCGGGTTGTCCAGTACCTTGATACGACCACGGTTGCGGGTGCCCTGACTTTGGCCGATGGCTTTGAAGGCCAGACCTTGAGCATCCAGATCGTCGTGCCTTCGGGCACCGGCGGGTCCGTGACGATCACCCCGGCCGATCCGGGTAACTTCGCCACCCTCATCGCGCCGGTGAATGCGAAGACCGAGTTCTCCATCACGTTCCGCTCCGGCAAGTGGTGGTTGGAAGGCGCGGCCACGAGTTCCTCGACCTACGCTGTGTTGCTCAGCTAGCTCCTCCGTCCTCCCCATCGGGGTCGGCTACCCCCATACTGTGAAGGTGTGAGCCGACTTCGGTGGGCGGATCAAGCGGGCGTAGGGAAAGTGTAAGCCCCTAAGGGGCCGAGAATCCCAAGTATGACGCCCGCTTGACCCGCCCATGCGGGATTGGAGATTAACATGAGTATTGTCGAGAAGGCGATAGAGCGCGCAAAACTTACTGCCAACGGGAAGCCAGTCACCGAGGCGATCCTGAATGAAGCACTGAAGATTGAGAACGCCTACGCCGCGGCCTCGGCTAACCCGCCCGCGGTCGCTCCTCTGGTTCCGGCTCCATCCTTGGCCCAGAAGATCGAAACCGCCGTGGAAACAGCCCTGGGGATTAAGTAATGCCCGCCAAGAGTCAGGCACAACGCGGCTACCTCTATGCCACTAAAGGGGAATCGTGGGTGAAGGAACACCACTTCGACAACAAGGGCAAACTCCCGGCGCATAAGGCCAAGGCTGAAGCGAATGCCAAGAAGAACTTGAAGAAGGCTTTTGAATGAAATCTTCGATGAATATCCGTTGGGCTTATTATTTCGGGCGTTTTCACCCGCAATGGTTCGTTCAGTCTCGTCAGGATAAATTGGCGGCAATTCGTCAGTTTATTGCTCTGGATACTCATGGCGTAGTGCCCGCTAACCCCCACCCACTTTTGGAATGGATTAAGTCGGGTAAACAATGGTTTACTAGCTCGCAGAATGCCGTCAGGAAAACATGGTGTACTGACAAATGGGAGGGCTTGGCTCACGATTTTTATTCGATGCCTGTTTGGGTATTTGACGGATTCTACGCTTGGATGAAAAACCTCGGCGATTTGAAGGACCAAATGAATGATGTTCTCCCGTCATGCGATAGGCGGATTTAACTAATGGCCTACGATTCATATGTCGCTCCGGTTCCCGGACCACAAGCCGTTGGAGAACCCAACTCGGCGCTGACGTATAACGACCTGATCCTCAATGTGGCCGAACAATTGGGTGTGGCCTACTACGGTCCCAATGGGGATCAAGCTGCCCAGGTGCCCATCGACCCGTTCACACTCGACAAGTGCCAGCGATATGTGGCCGATGGGATGCGCATGTTCATCGCCGATGGTCCTCCGAATGGCTGGCGATGGCAGCGTCCGATTGCCGAAATTGACATTTGGCAGGACGTGGGTATCCAGATGCCGCCGGGTTCGGCCGGGCCGACTCTCCTGAGTTCAACCACGATTGCCGGGACGACGCATGTGTACGCTTCCAATTCTGGCGCGTTCAGTCTATCTAACGTCGGGCAGATTCTTTCTGTAAGAAATATCGGTGTGTTTACCATAGCGGGCTTTGTATCCGACATGGAAATTACACTGACGCCTGGCACCGACTACCAGTGGGTCGGGGCCGCGACGTACATGTTCACGGTGCCTCCGACCGTGGCCCCCTTCCTACCGACGTTGACCGCGACGTATGATGCAGGAAGCAATACGACTACCATCGTCAGCCCATCGCTGATCTTTTATCCATCGGCTACAGGTACTAGCCTCTTTGTACTGGATATCGCCGGACCGATTCCGCTGAACAACTTCTCCAGCAATACTCAAATGACTGTGGTGGGCAACTATGCTTGGATCGGGGCGAAGGAATTCTCGCTCGTTTCCAACGGCATATACATGTTGCCAAATAGTTTTGGCGGTGAGGTTTGCGGCGAAATCACATACCAGGCTGGATCAAACCGCGGTGTGCCGATCAATTGGATCAGCGAACTTGAGATCAGGCGGTTGCGTGAAAATTGGAATTCAGTCAGTGGCAACCCTTACTACGCCGCCGTCCGGCGCGATCAATCGAATTCCCGCGCGTGGAACTTGATGATCTACCCGAACACAGGCGGCACGTATCGCGTCGAGTTTCCATATCTGGTTTACTTCGACAAGATGGTGAATCCCACAGATGCACATATCGCCGGGTTCGCCCATGATGAAACTGTTAAAGCCGCATCCTTGGCCCAGGCCGAACTCCAAGGCGAGGACGTGTTGGCCAACCGAATGAGTTACTACCGGCAGATCGCTTTGCCGAACAGCTTACGGGTTGACGGCCGCGCCGCCGCAAGACGGCTCGGCTATTGCGGGAATCCTAGAAGCACGACGGTCGCGCTCCGGGACTTCCGGCAGTATTTCAGAAGGCCCACTGTTAATTATAGGCAGTAGGTCGCTGGCAGAAGCCAGAGAAAGTGTTGGTGTCCCATTAACGAGTCAAATTTCCTTCGGCGCGTTTCTTACCTCACTCCAGGTGACGGGTTCCGTAAGGCCATGAGTATCCCCGTCAGCACCGTGCGGAGCAGCACGGGGGTGGTCGTCGGCGCGGGAACGGTTCCCGTGGTTGCCGCATTGGAAACTAACTTCTATGGTCTCCAGGTCGCCCAGGGCCAGACATTCGCTGGCAAGGTGACTCTCACGGTGCCCCCGGACTACGACAGCAGCATAGACGAATTGCGTATCCGTATCGCGGCTAATCGTGGGGACGATACCGCAGGCGATGCGACGAAGACCCTCAAGGCAACCATCTACCGCAAGCGGCCAGTGCCTAGCATCATCCCGGATGATGCCCAAGGCATTCTGCCTGCGGGGTTGGCTTTGTCCGCTGATCTCGGTGTGGTCAGCACATCGGCGGTTATTCCGGGCTTGGGGTCCAATCTGGCTACGACTTGGCTGGAGATCAACGCAGATGCCTTCACAGGCACCGTCGCGCCGGAACTTGGTCAGGGCACGTCCAACCGATCCCTGTCGGCTACGGCCGACGCTTCGATTCATCCGGGCGATTGTCTGGATATCAACTTGGCCCTGAATTCGGCTACGGGCACTGACGCCGTGAACATCTACGGCATCGAAATTTGGTATCGGTCGAATCTCGCATTTAGTGATATAAATTCCCGCTAGCGTTCGCTGTTCGGAAACAGTAATACATAGGCCCGCTCATTTTCTCGGGCGGGCCTATTTTCTTGGATAAGAAAATGCCCCTACCAACAGATAGACGACCGGAAGAAGCCAAGCAAAAGGCTCCGATGGATAAAGACTTCCCCGTGAAGGGGCTGGATGAAAATTGGGCATACAAGGCCCAGCCCGAAGGGACGACTCCGGCCTGTCTCAACGTGCGTCCCTACGACGCGACCGGCCAACGGCTCCGAGGCGGGCAGCGGGCGGGACTATCCAAGTGGATCGCCACCCAGCCCAACGGCGCGAACCCTATTCAGCGCATGGGTTACTTGCCGCCACAGTCGGTGGGCGTGGGTAGTCAAACTGTGCCCGTGCCTGTGACTCATGGAAGCGGCCTGACGGGAACGCCGGGGAGCGTTCTTAACGCACAACCCGATTTCAACAATGTAATTCTGGTATCTTCCCCCTCTTACCTGATGCAGTCGAGTACGACGCAGCCTCTAACAGGGGCGACAGGCATGTACCCTACAGGTACGACTAGTAGTGGGGTGATTCTAAACCACAATTTGACGGGGGCGAGTTTTTCCTTGTCGGCGAATACAGCCATGACTCAACCCCCGAATGGTGGTGTGGGGATGGCTATGGCTACTTCCACCATTGAGACTTCCATATTTGCTTCCTTGATAAACGATACGTTGCCTGTTCCGTATACCGGACCAACGTTTAGTGTATCGCTTGTCACCCGTAATTTGTCATCCGGGTGGTCGGGACTTTTTCCGCCGATAACGCCGGGGTCGTCATACTACATGATTCAAGCCCAAGTACCGGGAGGTTCGCCTATCGGGGCCACTATCGAAATTCCTTTTGGAAACACGTTGTCTACATCCATGAAATTTGTGTACAACCAACCTACGGGAAGTGTGAAAGTGTACGTCGGGGGCGCTCTTATAGGAACCACTTCAACGACCACATACGAATATGCGATACACCCAGGAGTTGCCCTCATCACGTCACCTTCTACCGACCCTGGTACTGGTGCAACAGTTGCAGCCAGTAATTTGCAAATCACAGATGAAGGGGCCGTTCCTGGTGGGGGAAGCTCTAGTGGCTACCCAGGCTACCACGATGACGGATCGGGGAACTTGGTCTACACCCCTTATTCGACTAACGGCCTTCTTCTCGCCGTTTCGGGGGGTAGCGTCTATTCGGGGTACGCGGGTAGTCCCTGGTCGGCGATTAGCGGCGGGTCGGGCGTCTTATCTACAAAGTTGAACGTGGTTCGAATGGCTTCCAATTTTGGCAAGATGTATTTCGTGGACGGCACTAATGCGGGATACCATATCTATGATCCCGTGACCAACACGGTGTCATCCTGGACCGCGGCGGTAGCGGCGAGCGGTGCCGGAACTTTGCCGACAAACAATCCAGCCGGACCCCTGGCACCCGTCAATACCTTGGGGGCCACGATCATCGTGCGATGGCGGGGGCGCATTGTCCTATCAGGATTGGCCAGCGACCCGCAGGATTGGTTCATGTCCGCGGCGGCTGACGAGCAGATCAATCCTCTACCCGCTGCGGCATTTCCCGCGTCGTTGAATTGGAACTACGGCGAGGTTCCCTTCAGCGCTACGTCCCCCGTGGCAGGTAACAATTCGGACGCCGGGCTTGTGGGCGATGTCGTTACTTGTCTTGCGCCGTACAATGACGACATCATGCTCATGGGCGGCATCCAGTCGATATGGCTCATGCGGGGCGATCCCGCGAACAATGGCCAGATCGACAACGTGACACATGAGGTTGGGATCATCGGGCCGGACGCCTGGTGCCTGGACCAACAGGGCACGATGTATTTCTTCGGGGGCGGGACATTCTTCCGCATGGCCCCGTTTGGTATGAGCAGCATGTACCAGAAGACTCTCGGTGGTATGCCCGAAGCACTGAGTCAGGGACGATTGGATAAGGTCTTCGGACAGGTGGACGCCACAACCCACGAAGTCTTACTCCTCTGGGATGAACTCCTTAAAGGGGTGCATATTTACATAACTCCCTTGGACAATAGTCCTACGATCCATTATTGGTGGGACCAGCGCACCGACGGTTTTTGGCCGGAACAGTACCCCACAAATTGTGACCCGACTTCGGTGCTGAATTTCAAGGCGACAGATTCAACTGCTCGTGCCGATCTTCTCGGTGGATTTGACGGCTATGTGCGCCAAGTGGACGGCGCGTCTAAATCGGATGATGGGACAGCGATTCCCAGTATGGTTCGCCTTGCGCCCATGACAGCAGGTAGCACCCACCAGAATAGCCGTATTAACCGGATCACGACGGTTCTAGATTCTGCCAGCGATCCGGTGACGGTGAATGTTTACGCGGCACAATCGCCAGAGGAAGTGGTCAACGCGACGACACCCGCTTGGTCCTACACGGCGTCACCCGTGAACCGCTATGGTGTTCCCCGTATCCAGGGCAATTCTATCCTGCTGGAAATCACACAGAATGCCAACAATACTTCCTGGGGCTTGGAAAGCCTTAACGTCGTTTCGGCGATCACGGGTCGTACCCGGCACGGGAGAATCTAGTGAGCAACACACTGACAACCCTGGATCGCTTTCCGCAGTCCGATGTCCGTCTACGCCGGGCGTTACAAAATCTTGAAGTCAAAATTGGCGCTCTTGGTGGTTTGGGGATAACAGCGGGGGGAATTTCCGTCGTAGCCCAATCGCCCCTCTTTGTAAACGGAAGCGGGGTAGGACTGCACTACGGCGCGGGCTTGTCAGTGGTTGCCGGGGCATTAACAGCGACAGCGGGAACCACCCTTGCCGGATTGACCGATGTCCTGATATCCAGTCCTACGAATGGCCAAGTGTTGACGTACAACACCGTGGCGATGAAATGGGAAAATGCCACCCCTACGAGCGGATCGACTACGCTTGCTTCCCTTACAGATGTTCTCCTATCGTCACCCACAAACGGGCAGGTGCTTACATACAATACCGGGG